AACCCATCGTTACTTTGAATAGATTAGGTCTAGCACCGCCGCCAACTAACTTGGCTTTCATATCATCTACGCCTAAAATAGCCATCTTTAATTACCTCCTGCGATTTCACTAAACTCTACACCAGTTCGAGTGGCAATAAAGTTAAGTGTGATATAGTTAATAGAACGTGCAGGCTTAACATAAATATCTGCAACAAACTTATTAGTATCTATAATGTTACCAGTATTATTAGTACCATCACAAACTACCTTAAAGTCCGTAATACCTCTACGTCCTTTAACATCTCTTAAAAAAGGTTCAACCATGTTTCTGAATTGAGCCCTCGTAAACTCATCATTAAATTCAAATAATGATGCTTTAGATGCTGTTGATATCGCTTTTTCCATTACAATAAACAATCTACGAACGTTAATTCTATCGAACGCTGATGGTTTAATTTGCATTGTTTTGTCACCAAATAACACTGTACCTGAACCAGGAAATGTTACAATAGGGTTAACACCCGTCTTGTATAAAGCATCTCTTTGTGCTTGGTCAGGATTCCATGCTAGTTTAGTAACGTTGCGTACATTACCACGAGTAAATCCAGCTGGTGAGAACCAAGCATCTGCGACTAAATCAGCGTTAGCTGTTAATCCTGCTGTGGAACCTGCCGCGGCAATCCAACGATATACATCGTTGTATTTGTCATACACATATAAAGAACTTGAATCTGCAAAGCCATAAGACGTTGAGGTTGTTCCTGTTCTCCATGTAGCTACTGTAGTAGCCGGTGCTGCTGCGTTTACTGTAGCGGTTCTCTCTGGTGAGACAAAACCAACTGCATCTTTTCTTGCTGCCGTTAAGGCAGTTATATAATTACTTAGTGTGATATTATCACCTGCACTCAAGCTTGAATTAGCTTGGAACACTAAGCTGACGTCCATAGTTTCTGCATCGGCAAAATAATCATAAGCAGTATTAGTTTCACCTACTGTTAATATATTATCATCTATACCACCACTAAATTCATTAAACGCGTGTGCAACACGTGTAAATGCATTAGAAGTAGCTGATTCACCGGCATCTGTTAAAGTTGCTGGATGATTACCTACAAATACATATTTTGAGCCTTCATTGATAACATCCTTATAGTATAAAGATGTACCATCTGTAGCTTTGACGTCACTCGCTTGACTTAAAAAAGTCCAATATTCAAGTACAGTATCAGCTGTACCTGTAATTGTACCATTTGAATCATAAACGAGTAAGTGAATTTCATCATTCGAGCCACCTACCGCTAGTGCCCCCGCTGATGTTCCTGGTGCGCTTTCTACATTAGCGGCCCACCAAGCCGATCCACCAAAACTTGATGGATCTGTTGCATAAGCTATACCGATAGCATTACCTGTAACACCAGGACAACGAGCTTGTGCCCAGTCTCCTGCTGCAGGTGTTTGACTATCAAATATAGTTTTGTTTTTTGTTAGAATACCAGTACCAGATGCCGTAGCATTTCGTGCTGATGTACCAACAGCCCTGACAACTTTGCAAGCGCTGCCATAACTTAAAAATTGGGCAGCCGTTAAAACACTTTCGAAAGTGTTTGCGTCAGGCTTTCCAAATTTATCAACTAATTCCGTTTCGCTACTTACGGTAGTAACTTCATCTGCAGGACCCCACTGGAATGATCCAGCCATAGCTCCTACCGTTGATGATACTGATGGAACGACATTAGTTAAATCTATTTCTTTTACCTGTACTCCAGGCGAAACTAGATTAGCCATTTAATACCCCTTGTCATTTTGTTATAAGATTATCATAATAAGAATTATTCTCAATATACTTATTTATAATTTTCATCCTCTCCACACTTCCCATCCCTTTCCAAACGGATGATTATCTCTGTCTGTATATATATTACCTGCTGGTATCACTTCATCTTGTAATTGTTTAACTTTTTCTTTATATAACATGTGTTTTAACTTAACATCTGTAGCTTCTCTAAAGAACATTGTAGACGTAAACCAACCAAATAATACTAAATTCATCATAAGGTCATCATTATTATTATAATCTGCCTCATATGAAGAACCCTTTGCAACAAATGTACTCATCTCTCTTATAGTATCTTCACAATTTATTATTAATTTCTTTTGTTCCATTATATCTCTTATATTTGAACAACCCATTCTTTTAACCTTTCGAGTCATAGTTACACCAATAGCATTAGCTTTAATCATACTCTCTACAAATACATTCTCATATTCTAAATCATAGTATAAACCATTAACCACAACTTGACCAGCATCATTTGATTCAACAATTACATAACACATATTATAATGCATAGCATATTTATAAAGTAAATCAGGAAATAATAATGGACTCATCGTATTACATCTATATACACATACTTGATTAAATGGATTTGTACTCACATCAATCACATTAAATGTAGAATAGTCCATTCCTCGTCCTCTAGACGTATCAACAAACATTAAATAATTATGGTCTTCTATAGGATGTTCAAATATTTTTACATTATTTTGTTCTTCAATAGGATGTCTTGCTCTTAAAGCTAATAATGTTTCAGCAGATATTAATGTATTACCCGTACCATGAAATGAATTACCAAACTCTTGGTCAAATTGTAATGGGGAAGTATTTTCAATGGTCATTCGTTTCCACTCTTCATCCCTTCCTGGTACATCCCACCAGTCTACTCTATATGGCATAAATTCATTTGTCTTTTGAATAGCTCCTTCATATAACTTATGATACATATTACCAATACCATTAGCTGTGGATGTAATAATAACTTTAGATGTTTTACCAGATGATATTACTGGATACGTTGAAGTATAAAATTCTGAAGCATTATCAACAAATGCAAACTCATCAAGGTATACGAGGTTAAGTGACATACCACGAATAGAGCTTGATGATGTGGCTGATGCTATAAGTCTTGAGTTATTGGAAAAAGATATTGATTTCTTATTAAGAGATGTACATCCAGGCTGAAGGAAGAACGGAATATTCTCTAACATAAGAGTAATCCTACCCAGCATTTCCCTAGCAATAACTTCTTTATTAGCAAGAATACCTACAACCTGTTCACCTTTGAATATAACATACCATAAAAGATATGCACAAACAGCAATTGATTTACCACTTTGACGACATGCAAGAATAATATTAAATCTATTATCTTCAAAATGTTCAAACATTGTTGCTTGATATGGATATAAATTAAAATCAACTAATCCTTCATCAAGGTGAATTATTTTACAATATTCTTTTGCAAAATATACTGGGTCGTCTAAACATTTTTTATATTCTTTTAATTCTTCCTTTGTCCAGGGGTGTTCAATGTCTGCACCACGGACATTAGGATTACCTAAATACCAATTCTCTGTTTTACTCATCTTCTGTGAAATTTGTGTCTGGTTCTATTATTATTTCATCACGTAACATCTTTTGTAACTCAGCAGTAGAACCTATAAACACGTTATTATGTGTTGTTCCTTTTGTTTGTGCTAATGCGCGTACGTCATCTTTATCAACTTCCTTTTTAGTCTTATGAAGTTTAAGAATCTTTTCGCATATCTCAGCATTTTGTTTAATTAACATCCCAAGAACTTCAAAAGCTCTAGGATGTTCTGACTCTCTAGCAAGTTCAAGCATAAGTGATATAGCTTCATCTCCTTGTGAGGCTAAATCAAAAATTGTTTTCTTACGTTTTCGTAATCCTGATCAGTCTTCTGTGGGGTGCTCATAATATGTGTTCCATAAATCTAATACTCCTGCTGCTGTCCTACTCTCTTCTTTATTACCACCAGTGTAGGGTATAGCAAAATTTTCATTCATTAAAACTTGGTTGGCATCAACGATACCGTCCTTTGTTGAGACTTGTATAGTCCCTAGTATTCGTCCAAACTTTCCCTTCTTTTGCATTTTAGTAACCAAAGTAAATTTACCATCAGCTTCTGCCAATAATTCTGATAATCTGGCACTAGCAGCCTTACCCCATGATTTCTCAGCTAGGTTTCTTGTTCTACTCTCAGGAGTATCTATACCCATTAAACGAATCCTCTCTTTAATGAATATTTTAAATCCTAAGTCTATTTCTGCATCAATGGTATCGCCATCAACGACTCTCATTAATGTTGCTTTATAATTATACATAGTTATACGTCCGTATCGAAAAAGTTAATAGTTTCTGTGTATGGTTCTTTGAAACCGCCAGCGCCATCAGTTGTTGTTGTACCATCTATAGCTAATGTCTCAATCTTATGAGATGTTGGGTCAATATTTTCTGAAAAATCAACTGCAGTTTCAAGAATTTGTTTGCTCTTACCAGTAGCTCTATAATAACGAATACGAGTTCCAAAAGTTAATGTATAAACAATAGCTCTCCTCGTAATTAAATCACCCTCATAATCATCATTCATAACAACACTCTCTAAAACTATAGGAGTATCAGTTGTTATATCCATTGCTGGAATATCTTTTATTGTTACTGTATATTCTGGTTGAAACATTGGAAGTATTTGTTCTAATATTTGTAATGCTTCATCTTGAGTTTTAGCCAAAAGATTTAATTCGAATCCAACCTTATATACAGCTGGAGCACCTAATTTACTTAATTGAAGTGTATCACCTACAATAACCTTTTTATAATTACGATGTTTAGATACACGTGCATTAGCATCATATTCCATAGAGCTTATCTCAAATGACATACGTGGTAATTTAAGAGCTATATTAGGCCCGGTTGTTTGTTCATTTAAACGTGCAAGAACCTTAGTTCGTGGTGCATATCCAAGAGGAACTTTAATTTTTTGTAGTATCTTTCCGTTACTATCTTTTTTAACAACTTCCATATCATTAAATATAGACCCAAATACAGATACCATACGTCTTGTACTTTCATTATAGAAATGATTTTCAAACATTATGGGTCTCCAAACGGATTAGATTCAGTAAAGTCTATAACAGAATCACCAGCAATTTCGAATTCATCGTTATCTGCAAATGGATCTTCATTATAGAATGTCTTAACAGTACCGCTCTGGTCTGTTATAATTTGTGAAGTTACTCCAGATTCTGAACCTACTAATGCTCTATTAGCAGCTGCTTGAACTGAGAATGCCATAAACGTACCATCTCCATTAATACTTTGATGTGGACTAATAATTGTTACACGATTAATACCTGCACCTTCCCAACCAGATATATAACCTTCTATATTAATTGGGTCGCCACCATCATCATTAACGCCGATCCATTGTGTAACTTTTTCACCAAGAGTATATGGAGTAGCTGCATTAATAATATAACTATATGATGTAGCATTTTTCCATTCAATTTGGTCTATTTCATCCCAACCAGTATCGAAATGTTGGTCATTATATTCAAACTTCTCAGTATCCATTGTATAAATTGGAAGATCTGCTAATTGATAGAATGGTAATTTAGGTTCTACAAATTTAATTTCAAATAATGTTTGAGACATTGTCATATAAATTAAATCACCTTCTTTTGGTGCATAACGAGGTTTGTCAATTGGAGATGTAGCAATTGAACCTACAGCTGCTTGCCAACGGCGTTTAGATACTACAAATTGGGCTGTATCACGAATTTCCAAACCAAATTTACCTAATAGATTACCATCACCCTCAAATCCTTCAGGGTTTGCTAAATACATTTCTACTGGATATGCTTGGGTATATTGATTCCAAGTTTCATTTAATAGGTCATCTTCAGAGATTTCTTCACGTGGAAGATAGACAACATCTTGTCCAAATATTTTAATGCTTTCTAAAACAAGGTCCTCATAAAGGTCTTGTTCAGATTTTACTGCACCTGAAAAGTATACACTAGTCGCCATTAATTACCCCATTAAAAAGTTGTCTGGCATTGCCCACATCAACCTACATTCTTCTTCTAATAAACCTATTTCTTCTACTGCATCCTCAAACATTTGACGGCCATTCATTGTTATACCACCTGGTAATTGAAATCCATCAAACTTCATCATATTTGCACCCCATTGACGTTTAATTAATGCAGTAAGATACTTCTTTAAATATAAATCATTATATACATCAGTATATGTTTCTGGGTCTATAATAGACATTGCTTCAATAACAATAAATTGTCCTGCATTAAGGTCACCAAATCCTTCATCCATATGAAGTCTATTCATATGTCTACTAAATCTTAAATGTTCTTCTGAATTTAAATTATGCTCAATTAAAGATAAATGTTGTAATGATTGTTCATAAGATTGTATCTGCATTGACATACCTTGCACCATAAAAACATCATTAAGTCTCATATGATAACCCATATCAAATAAAGAACTACCAGATGATTGACCACCAGTTAACATACGCATAACAGCAGTAACATTATCACTTACTGTAATATAATTATTTGTTATGTCTGTAGCAGTAAGTTCATGTTTTAAATATGTACGAATAACAGAATCTGAATGAAATTCTTGATAGAATTGTATTGCATCATCAATACGATCTTCTAATTGGTCTTCATCTACATTAATTTCAATTACTGGAGCACCTAATGCTCTTAAACAATGATCTTGTAATGTACTTCTTGAGTTTGGTTTTGCCATATTATTTCCTCTCTATATAGACTTATTTATATAATCAATTAAATCCAAAGAAGCTTTTAATCTTATTCATTAAGGTTGCGTACCTTGAAGTTTTTATTTCAGCCAAAATTTCTGTAGCTAATAATACTCCAGGAGATAATGCTACTATTTTTTGAGTTAAAGTTGGGGCTGTCCTTATATGATATTTAAAAAAACCAGTTAATCTACTTAATGTTGCTGCATCTGGATTAGTATGATGGTTCTTTTTATATATTTCTTTTGCAGCATCTGCATCTCCCTGAGCTAGCAATGCAAAATTAGAATCTTTTGATGCAGCACCATGAAGATGAACAAAAGCTAAAGCTATAGTCTGGTCATATGTTAATAAATCTAATTGTTCTTTATGTGTCTTAGTAGAATTTTTAAGTGTTGTTAACCACGTAGGTGTGGGTATCTCAGTTCCAAGTGGAATACCCCAGGGTTGCCATAATCTTGAATCCTTTCGTGCATTAAAACTTTTTAAATGATTAATATATCTATTTACTGCTGTATCAACACTAGCTTTAGTAAATTGTACATATCCATATGCTGTAGTACTACTTGCAGCTGCTCTTTTTTTCCAATCAGATTCTATTCCAACTAATTCATCCATAAACCATATTACATTACCAGCAAATTGATCATAAATAAAAGCATTAATATCTACATCACTCATATAACCATTAGGTCCTTTTTGAAATCTTAAGATATCATCATACACTAACACAGTAGCCTGGGTCAAATAAGAGCCAGGTCTTGCATTTCCTAAGTTTTTCTTTTGTGAATATTCTGCAGTAGTTGCTACTATATTAATCTGAGTTACTGCAGGAATTGATATACTTGCCATAATTATAAACAAGCCTAACTTATGATTTCTTCCTAGTAGGCTTATTCCTTCTTTGATTAACATCCTTAGCGTCAATACCCATTTTAGCTGCATCACCATATTTTTTCATTGTCTTTTTTAAATGAGCTGCCATTCTTTTACGACGCTCAGCTGGACTGATGGCTTCATCAGTCCCTTTTAGAAATTCTTCTATATATTCAGCAAAGCCTTTCATTAGTAATTAGCTCTTTTTATAACTTTAAAGGGTTTCTTTTTTTTACCTGCATTAGGAGCCATATCAATACCACCAGCAGATACTGAACTTGCTGCAGTTTCACCAAAAATCTTTTTATTCGCAGCTGCTAAAACTGTATCTACTTCACCATCATAATCATATCGAGCATCAAGTACTTCTTGTTCTTTCTTCTTTTCTTTTTTAAGTTTAGATTTCTCACGAACTTTTTTAGCTACTTCAGATCTTATCATTGCAGCTTTAAAACCAAGCGTTCTACGATCTACTGCAACTGATTCCAACATATCTTCAATATAGTCTTTGTCGTATCCCCAAGCTTTCATCCAACCAAGAATATTCTTTTCATCACCTGTAACAGTTGCTTGATATGAACCATGATCCCACCATGATTTTGAAATTTTTACTTTAAATTTCTTCATCAACTTTACGTGTTTCTTCTTCACCCAATCCTCACCATCATCATAATCTACTTGAATAGTTTTTTTCGCTTCGTTAATATTTTCATTAACATCTTCTTTCATAGCTTTATCATAAGCAGCAAAATATTTCTTTACCTCACCTGAGCTTAAATCGCCAAGCGACTTCCCATGTGGGCCAATTCCAAATTTTGCATTTACTTTATCAACCCTTTTATAATATTCTGCTTGGTTGGGTCTATCTCCTTTAGCTTCTTTGACTGACTTACTGGATCCAGTATCGCCAGTCCCTTGCAAGTCCAAGTCTTCATTAGCTTTCTTAAGAATATCCATAACATCTGGATTATCTGTCATATCTCTCTTAAGCTTCTCAATTTCTTTCATAGCTCTTTGCATATTACCTGAATATTTTTTAGCAATCATTAAAATCTTCTTACGTTGACCAGCATCCATTACAGGATAACGTTTAGCTTCATCATAATATTGACGTCTATTTTTTTTATATATAGACCAAGCAATAGCAAAAGCTTCTTCATCAGTTTTACCATCTGCTTTAAGTTGTAATACAACGTCTTCCATTCCTGGTGGAGCTTCTTCCTCTACACCTGAGTAATTGCCTTCATCATCACCAACTTTCTTTTTAGGTGATTCATCATCTTCATGGTCTTCTTCTACACCTGAATAATTACCTTTGTCATCTTCTACATCGGTATCATCTTTAAAGTCATCCTTATTTTCCATAAGTTCTGGCCATAAATCTGCAATATCTCTATCATCCATATTATAATCTTTACTTTGTAAAAATGCTAAGATTTTTTGCTTATCACCACTAATATCAGCACCCATTCGAGTAAGCTTAATTTTAATTTTCCATTTGGTTGCAGAAAATTTTGCATCTTTTTTATCACCCGCAAAATCAATATCAATAGTAGCTTTACCTTTTCCAGCTTTTAATTTTTCTTTAAGTAACTCTTCAGCTTTTTCACCACTACCTTCCCAACCTTTATCAACTGCATTAAAAAAGTCTTTTTTCTTCTTTCCATCAAGTTCTGATGGGGAGTCTACTCCAAATTTCTTAAGAAGAGAATTGAAGAATTTTTGGTAGGCTTCTTTGCCACCTGATGCTTCTCTAATGTGTTTTAAGGTTTTCATAGTTATTCCTGTGTTTTAAAATGTGCATTGAGGTGATTTTCCAACATCACTTCAATTTTGGTTAATTCTATCATAATCTCATTATACCTTTCGGCACTGGATATTCTATAATCTGTATTTGTTTGGACATCTTGAATAAGATTTGCTTGTGTATTCGTTATTTGTGATGCCCACCAAACTGAAGCCATTGCTTGCATGAATATAGCTAAAAATAAAGCTACACCACTATTGCGTATCCAGTTCGGCAATCTTGTAGATCTATGTCGCCAAGATTCTAATTCTTTTTCCTGTCTTTTTAATGCCAGGTGCATTCTTTCTAGTCGTTTTTCAATCTCGACCATATCGCCGTTAGCCATTTACTTATCCCCGTTTTCGTAGTTTATTATGACCTTTCCTAACTTTAAGCCTGATATACGCTCATTAGGAACAAATCTCCATATATAATGTTTCTCATCATCATATACGCCAAACACTGTCATGGTTAAACCTATCTTAACGACAATACACTCTTTACCATCTAAGACACACTTTTCGCCCTCTTTAAATGGGCCCATAAATTTAAAAGCTAACCCCTTAGCCATTTTAGTGGCTAAGTCTTTTATCCATAAAGCAACTATTAAAATCACCATCATCGTAATGAATGGCTGAATAAAGTTTGCTACTTCAAGTCCTACATCATTTGGATTCATAATTTCACCATTCGTTACATTTCATAAATCTATTTATACACTACCAATTTTCTAAGTGCGGGATATATTCAGCCATAGCATGATCAGAGAAATTATCAACCTTACCCTTCTTTATACCATCCCACATACCATTCATACGATCTTTAAATCTAGTAAACCAAACAGATTTACCAGTATCATTTATTGTACCATCAGAACGTATATACATTAATGTACCATGATGCTTATAACCCATAATTTGCAATGGTACTCTTGTTACTATATCATTATTATTTTGCCAACGTATATGATTTAATTTTAATGATTTAACATATGAAGGCCATCCGACTCTTGGTGAGCCATAAGTATATAATTGAACTGGGTCTGGCCAATCCCATTCATGAGCACATCTTGCAGCCATAATGGTAGCCATTGCTGCTCCTAATGAGTGGCCACAAAACCATAAGTTCTTAGTAACCTTCTTTATATCTTTAGATACCATAGGCCAAAGCTCATCTACCTCAGCTTTAAATCCCCTATGGACCCTTGATATTGTTTCTGCTTTAACAGGAAATGCTTTAAGGTCTGCTTTTAAATCATTAAATTCTGTAGGTTGTGTACCACGACAAGCAACAACAACGTCAGTTTCGCTCTCAAATCTATATGCTTGAGCTCCACCAATGTCATAAAATTTTGTCTTAGTAAAGCCAAGGTCTTTAACTACCTTTGTAACAGCAGCCTTTGTACCATATGCATCAGCAGCAAGTTTAGCGAAAAGCAAACTTCGTTGCTTTATATCCATATTTATTACTTGGGTTATAGACATTACATAGCCTCCCAATCCTGATATGCTTTCCATGCACCCCATATTATAGCACCGATTGCAACAAACTTAATCATTGATGTAGCAAATAATGCAACTAAACCAAATCCTATTAAACCTAAATTACTTCCCATTATACTTTCCCCTCTAAATCGATTAAACGCTCCTCTAATTCCCCAATCTTTGCAGCAATCTTTGGATTAACTTTTTTCCATGCATTTGGATCTTGGTCAAGCCAAGTCCAACCAAATCTATCTCTTAACTTATCTGCAACTTTATCAAACTGTGAGTAGCCCCATAAGCCTACCCGCGTATCTCTAATATAAAACAAACAAGCCGCACCTAACATCGCCCCAGCTATACTCGTATAAATCCATAAGGTATTTTCAAACATCTTCATCTTCTCCTGTATTACCGGTGCAAACACCATTATCATATGATTCAAATGAATCACCTAGTTCTTTCTTGTATACTTCTTTCATAAAATTGTCTTGCTTTGTTACTTCTTCCAGGTTACCTTCATCGGGGATCTCACCCATGACATTCTCCTATGTTATTATTTTAGCTAACAACTGCTCATCTGTCTCAACTCTATTAGGGTCAGGCAGACAACAATCAACCGGACAAACTTCCACACATTGAGGTGTATCAAAATGGCCTACACACTCAGTACACTTATCACCATCTATCACATAAAAATCTACTAATTTTGGGTCATACCATATTGCATCATTAGGACATTCGGGTAAACATACATCACAATTAATGCATTCATCTGTTATTAATAATGACATATTAGTTCTATGTTGCTGATTCCATATTACTATTTATAATATTGTCGCTTATAAGGCCTCTTTTTTATAAATATACATATGAATAGATTAGGAGATTGATTTGGGGTATCTAGATTTAGTAGCAGAAGTAGGTTTTCCTATAGTTGGGGCAGGAGCAGCAGGTTATTTTGTATATTTAACGCTTAATTTTATATTAAAGGGAGTGTTAGATGACATTAAACAACAAAGAATGTTTGCACAAGCTCTAGACAATAGAGTTAAAACAATGAATAGTGAAGTTATACGAATTGATGTGAAGATGTGTCAAGCTTTTGGTATAAGACCTGATATGGAACGTATTGCTCGAGCTGATGGTAAAACTGATGCGAGGAGAGATTAATGATAGGAGAGATTAATGATTAAATGGATATTGATAGGAGTTGGAGTAGTAGCATTTATTATACTAATGGTTTGGGGTGTTGATGCAACTATGTGCAAGGAAGCACTCTGCTAATGGCACTAAGTGAATTAGAAAGAAGTACAATGACGTGGCGGTGGGCCGCCTTGTCTATATATCTCTTAATTTGTTTTTATGACTTTATGTTCGTGCCCATCTGGTACGGATTAAACCGACCAGACATCACAGCATTAATGTTAGTTATCGACAGCACAGAGGAAGTTCTCGTCCAGATGGAATTGATGAAGACCCTCACTGCTCAACATAACCCATTTACATTAATGGGTGGTGGATTGTTTCATTTGGCTTTTGGTGCCATACTTACGGGTAGTGCAGTAGGAATGGGGAAGAATTAATTATGGAAGTAGTAGTAAACCAAGGACCAACTATAGGTTCATTGATTAGTGATTATGGTTTTCCCATTATTGCTGCATTTGCAATGGGTTACTTCATATATTTTATATGGACATGGGTATCAACAAAAGTAGACCCTGTCATTGGTGATAGTCATATGACTTTGATTAAATTAATTGATAGGGTTAGAATGTTGGATAATGATTTGATTAGGCTTAATGCTAAATTGGATATGATTTTACAGGAGAAGGAAAGGCATGAAAAAAGTAATGGCGATATTGATTACTATAATACTGACGACGATTTGCCAGGCTAGTGAGTTAACCTTCGGATTTAAGAATCCAGCTTTTAGTGGGATTGGTTATTCTACTCATGTACTGTCAATCGAACAGTTACAATTTCAAAGAGAACAGGGAGTAACAGACGACAAAACGGCTGCAGAAAAAGCAGCTGCTAGAGCGGCTGGAAATACAACCCTTGCTAAGTTTGTAACGAATGTTGAAAGTCGTATATTTGCAAATCTATCCAAACAGATGGTTGATAATATGTTTGGTACTAATTGTACTCCATCTGATGATGAAATTCCAGATATAGAAGAATGTCCAGATGATGGTGAAGCAACTCTACCTGATGGTTCAATTGTTAGATGGATAAGAGACGATACAGCAAAAACAATTACATTAACTGTTATTGATGCTGCTGGTGGTATAACAGAATTGATTGTACCAATAGGTGATTTTAAATTTTAAATAGGTTATGAATATGGAATATTTAGCAGTGGCGTTATTATCGTGTCTAATTGGCGCGTGTGGTATAGGTAATCAAAAGACAGAAGCGATACAAGGCGAGATGCCGTTTATAGAAGGTACGCCAACTAAGATATTATTACAAGAAATGCCTAATTTGATAAACACTCCAACAGATGGAGAAGGTAATCCAGTAAAGATTACAGTTGCTATCTATAAGTTTCCTGATGTTACAGGACAAAGAAAAGCAACTGGGTTATCGACAGCAGTTTCACAAGGAGCTGATGTTTGGGTTATACAAGCATTGATGGCAGTCAGCAAAGGTAGTTGGTTTACAGTTGTCGAAAGAGCAAGTTTAGATAACGTAGTTAAAGAACGACAACTAATAAGAAGTACAAAAGAGTTGTATGACGGTTCTTCAGAGGGTACATTATCCCCAATGCTATTTGCTGGGTTGATATTAGAAGGTGGCATTGTTGGCTATGATACTAACACAACTTCTGGTGGTGCTGGTATGAGATATTTTGGTTTAGGTATTGGCGAAGAATATAGAACAGACCAAGTAACAGTTTCATTAAGACTTATTGCAGTACAGACAGGAGAGATTTTACTAACTGTACAAGTCTCTAAAACAATTGCGAGTACAAGTAATGGTGCTGATGTATTTAAATTTTTAGATTTAGGTACGAGAGCATTAGAGATAGAATCTGGTAATGCAGCTAACGAACCGGTGAACTATGCGATTCGCACTGCTATTGAATATGCAGTCTTGCAAATGGTATATGAAGGTAAAGAACTAGGGCTATGGGAGTGGTATATACCAGTCGCTGAAGAGGCCCAAACTATAAATATAGACAGTAATATACCACTAGACGAATGGGCGAAACATCCAATTGAACTAAAACAACAAGGAGAGTAATTTGAGATTTTTAACTTTCTTTATTATGGCAATGATGAGCTTGTCAGCGATGGCAACAAACAAGATTTATGTAACACAGGCAGGAGCTTCATTAGTATTTGATGTGTTACAAGACGGTGACGGCAATATGATCGGCAATAGCACAACTGCATCTACCGCTAGTGGTTCAGCAACGAACTTTAATATCGACCAGGTTGGTAATAGTAATATAATCACTTTTGATATTCATGGTGATAGTTTTACTGGTGTGTGGAGTACAACAGGTAACAGTAACAATATTGACTTTAATTGTGATTCGGCTGATGCTACTTCAGGATGTGATAATGTTCATGCCACAATCACCTTTACAGGTAACTCACAAGATATTGATATAGATGTAGGTCTTACTACCTCAAAGTCAGGCGACACAGCTGATATTGATATTGTTGGTGCCTCAGGTACGGATAGCACTGTTGTTGCTGCCACAATTGATGGCACAAGTGCAATATTAAGATTAACAATTGATGGAGATTCAAATAACTATTTAATTAACATTGATGACAATGGAGATGTCAACGGTCATACTTTAATTATGACCCAAACTGGTATCACTGCTGATGTTGATGTTGTTCAATCAGGTGCTTATGATAACATAGCAACATATATAACAACAGGTGATTCACAAAATATTGATATTACTCAGACTGCTGGTGGCACAGCAACAGTAACATCTAGTGGAAGTACTTCATCGGCTGTTAAGACAATTAATCTTCTTCAGTCAGGTCATGCAGTATTCAATACAGTCGGAACCATTCTTGGACAAACTTCATCTGGTTTAGCTGGTGCTGGTGGTACATATGATATAGACCAAACATCGACTGGTACAATCAACTTAGATGTTAATGGTGCAAGTGCGAATGTCAGTATAGAACAAACAAGTACAGGTACAGTTCACATAGATGCTGCTGGTGCAAGTTTCACAGCTGATATCGACCAAGACAATGCAAGTGTAATTTCATTACATCATGATGGTGCAAGTGCAGATTATGTTATATTACAGACTGGCGGTAGTGGTGATATATTAACCCTAACAGTTAATGGTGCTTCTGCTAATGTAGATATAATCCAACGAGATTAATGTGCAACTCTTTATTATATTATGGTGTTTAACATTTTCATCATTTGCTGCTGGTGTAATTGGTGATATTATATTACATAAAGGTAATGCCGTTATTGAAAGAAACGATGGTGAAGATGTTAAGGCTGAAAATGAACTAGATATATTTTCATATAATGTTGTTAAGACTGGTAAAGGTAAAGTTGCCATTGAGTTTATTGACGATACCAGAGTAGATGTAACTCAACATTCTAAATTAATTATTGATGAATTTGTTTATGACCCGAATACAAAGACAGGTTCGTTATCACTTAAAGCGGCACTAGGTACAATACGATATGCATCTGGTCAGATTGCAAAAACAAGTCCAACAAATGTACAGATAACAACACCGACAGCTACGATTGGTGTTCGTGGTACAGACTTTACGATGACAGTAGATGAGATTGGTAGTTCCACTATTATTCTATTGCCATCATGTGATACAAACGGTTTTTGTTTTGTTGGTGAAATAACAGTTGAGTCTGATGCTGGTATGATTATTATGAATCAGGCATTTCAAGCAACTGTTGTAGATACGATTAGTAGTAAACCATTGAAACCTGTTATTTTAAGTTTAGAAGAAGATTTTATTACTAATCTATTGATTATATCACAACCAAGAGAGATTGAAGAGGCAATACGAGAAGAAGAATTTCAAAAGACTGCTACTGCACTTGATGTTGATTTATTAAAGTTTGATGAACTAGACAAGTCTATGGAAGACTATCTTGAAGAATTAGATGAAGATGATACTGTAGGTCAGCTTGATAGAGATTTTTTATCACAAAACTTCTTAGGCAATATTCTAGACCAATTGAATTTACAATTGGCATTACAAATGGCAAAAACAGGATTAGAGAAAAAGAAAGCAAGGGGTGATATAGTATTAGGTTTAGATGAGACAACGGGAATCACAATATTAGACGAAGACCCAGAATGGTATTGGCATAGAGAAGCAGCAAGTGGTAGTGTTGTAGAATTAAGACTCGAACAAGCAAATAGTTATATAATGAATGTACAACAAGGGGATTTTGAACTGATAGATTTTGAACTAGGAGGAACAGAGAGTGAAATCACTATTATTCAAAATTAGTATAATACTACTTATAGTATTTGCACTTAATGTGATCGCTGAAGATGTTTTAATAATACATCAAGGTTATGGTAATACACACCTCAAATGGAAAAATAGATTAGAGGCTGCTGGTCATACAGTAACAAGTGGGACTAATGTACCAAGCAGTTTTAGTGGATATGAACAAGTTTTTGATATAAGATATTCAGACACAGCACTTAGTAATCTTAGTGGTACATTAGCATCAGCTTATAAAACAATTTTAGCTGCTGGTGGAACAATTGTTTTAAATGGAGAAAATCCATACTTTGACCCTAGAAACACAACACTAGAAGGTTTTGTTCGTGATGTAACTGGGGATAATACAATAACATATCACGATACTAACTACATTGATTATGAAGGCAATAATGAATACCTGTCAAACACTCATGCAATATTAGATTCTTTACCTAATGATTGGGAGGAGGCCTATTGGCCACTTGGAGGAGATATTAGTGACCTTGGTGATAATGGTAAATGTTTATTACAAAATGATATAGGAGAATGTGGTGTAGCATTGTGGGATGGCGATGCTTTATCTAGTTCATATTCAGATGGTAAAGTAATTATAATTACAGATATAAACTATGCTTCTCAATCATCTTATTATACAAATGATAACAAAGAATTTATGAATGCTTTAATAGAGGATGTAACAACCAGTACTGAGACTACCTGTTCCAATTGTGCACAATCAGGCATAACTTCCGCCCAACAAACAATAGTTACAGCCACACAAGCTACTACCCAAAATAATAATTATATTTATATAACTCAAAGTGGTAGCGGTATTGAATTAAGTATAACACAAGATGGTGATGATAATTTGGTTATAGGACCAGATTTATCAGCGGCTGGTCAAATCACAGGAGATAATATTGAATTAACTATAACACAAACCAATGATAACAATATTATAGGAATAGATATTGATGGTAATGCAAATGATGTCGATATTACCC